TGCCTAGGCGCTTTCGTCACTGCTATCATTCTTTGGGGGTTATAATGTATCAGATTACAGAAATCACGGGTTACGGTTTGCGCGTTTGGGGCAATTGCCCGACGCATGATGCGGGCATTGCGTTTATCGGCAAGCGTTTTGGATGGGTTATCGACGCAGAAGCGGACGAGAACGACGACGAATGTTGCGACGTGATGACACAATCGATGCGTCAATTCACGATTGAACCAATTAAGGGACTGCGTGAGAACGATGAAACCGCGCGTTGGTATGACACAAGCGCAGAATTGGGGAAGTAACATGAAAACGACATGGTATGTATTAAAAAACGGCAAGCGGTGGGAACTATGGTTCGAGGATGACGTTTGTAATGAGCGGCGCTTGATGTCGCATTATCGGACGCGCAAGGACGCAATCGCGCTTGCGCTTGCCATGTCCGATATCGGCGATGTCGTTATCGGCTAGCTTGCAGTCCGGCGGGCTGTCCCGCCGGATCACAAGCTAGCCGATAATCGGCTAGTGTTATCAAGAGGGGTCTACCATGTACACTATTAATGCGCGTCTATTAAAAGCGGTTGCGGTCGCAATGGCAAAAGAGGAAACACGCTATTACTTATGCGGTGTATCGTTTACCGTCAAAGACAATTGGGCGGTGCTGCGCGCTACCGACGGCCACCGGCTGATACTTGCCCGGCAGCTCTGCGCTGGCGACAATTGCGACGTGATCATTCCGCGTACGCTTATTGATAAAATTAAGCTCGCCCGGAAAGCGGCGCCTGAATTAACCGTCACAATCACCGGCGGCATGGTATCGCTAGCCTATGCCGGCGAGACATTCGGGGGCGCTTTAGTTGACGGGACGTTCCCGAACACGTCGCGCATTGTCCAAGGCGTCAAGCCCGATATTGGCGAAGCAGCGCAGTTCAACCCGGACTATTTAATTGACTTCAAAAAATCGGCTGAAATAATGCAGGACGGTTCACCGGATCCGGTTGTCTATCATAACGGCAACAGCCCGGCGCTGGTGCGCATTGGATCACAATCGGACATATTCGGCGTCGTGATGCCCTATCGGATCGGGCAGGATTTGCAATCAGCGCCCAGCATTGTCTGGGCCTGTTAACGGGGGTCTACCATGTATCAAGTATTAACGCGGACTTATGTCGATGGCTGGGCGAACCTATGGCACGACGACGACGGCGTGCCGTGGGTGTTCGACACGGTTGCGGAAGCGCAGGCCGAGATTGACGACTTGCTACAAGAGATGCCTGACTATGACGCGGGCGATTATCGAATTGAAGGGGTGCAATAATGGGACGCTATGACAAAGTGGATTATTACGTCGCGGTGATCGAGGACGATTTCGCCGATGATACGGTTGAAGACAATTTCGCCGATGCCGAGATGGTTTACGACCACTGGTGCAAGACATACCCAGAGGCGCGGGTTTACATACTACGCATGGATTCGGGAAGGATTACAGATGAACGACTTGCAACAGCACTATAAGGCGGTCAGGGCGCGCTTGTGGGCAGGTGCGCCACCGCCAGTGGTAGTGCGCCCACCACCGCCACCACCGCCACCGCGCTCAACACCTACGTCGGAGCAGTTCCGCGAGGCGCACGAACTGCTCAAAATTGCAGGCGTTGCTGGGGTTCCGAAATGGAAACTAATTCTGCGCGAAGTATGCGCCTTGCACAGTATTACACTGGATCAGTTGACCAGCCACAACCGCAGTAAAAAATTTATCAATGCGCGGATGCTCGCCTACTACAGGCTGCATAAAGAGCTTGGCCTGTCGCTGCCCCAGATCGGGCGCTACATTGGCGACCGGGATCACTCAACTGTTTTTTACGGGATTAAACGCTATGAATCTAATTTACGACGGGGATGACTGTTTCATTGTTGCGGACGAGCAAGACAACCGATTAGGTTGGATCAGTCTGAACCGATGGAAGGGCCAATGGCGTGCAAGCACGCACGACGGCCAGATAACCTACCACTACACGTCAACAGTAGCCGCACAGGCGGTGTTAGAAAGAGGACAATATGTTAAACGAACGAGAGAAGACGCACGGGCAGTATGCGAAGACAGCCGAGACAAGTCAGAAGATCAAACTAACCATGATGCTGTCCAAGAACTGGAACAGGCTTACCGAGCCGCAAGCCGAGGCGATTGAAATGATTGCCGCGAAGCTAGCGCGGATCCTGAACGGTGACCCTAACTTCCGCGACCATTGGGACGATATTGCCGGATACGCTCAACTGGCGAGCCTAGCAGCGCCGTCACCGATGGATGCAGTCGAGCGGGACATAGCGGCGCTTATCGCTGAAGACCACCCTGAACTGCCGCCAGCCGAGCCAATGCCGGACGTGGTGACGCGCAAAAAGATATGGTCGAAGAATGGCTGACCGGATCATGTATTGCCTAGCAGGCATCGTCTTCTGCACAGCTATTGCGATTGGATGGCGCCGATGATCATCGCAATAATATCTTTAGCCCTTGTCGGCATCATAGGTGCTGTGCTAGACCTTTAAGCGTTCCTCCCAGAACGCCTTAGCGCCCGCCGGATGACCCCCCGGCGGGCGCTTCTTATTATACGACATTAAATTTAGGCTGCGGCTTAGGCTCTATGAAGTCCCGCAGATCGGACTTAGACCAATCGGTGTATTCAGGCGCGCAGAAGATGTGCTTCTTCGTGCCGTGCTTCGCCGACGCCAGGCGGCCCTTGTCAACCCACTTTCCTTCCTTCAGCGCGTGCAGCAACGCGGACTGCGGGATCCGTATGCCATTAGGTGCGTTGACCGATAGCGTGTCGCACAGCACATGAAACGGCCCACCGATGACGCCGTTCGTAAACGAACCTTCACGGTTAACGATCATGCGCATCAGATAGCTTTCCAACAAGCTCATGCCGCTCTCGACCAAGTTGATCTTGAAGTCCGTCATGAACGGTGTAGCCGCCGGGTTGAACGCCGACACGTCGCGGGTCTGCAACATATGCGCGACAGCGGCAAAGCCGCCACCTTGAAAGTACTTCCAGAGCCGCGTCGCGTCTTCCTCAGCCATCCGAGGCGCGTGCGACCAGACGCAGAACCACCGACGATCCTGCGAAGGCAAACTGATAGGGACTGGATCGTTTGAGAACGCCAAGACGAACATCCTGTTCAGCATCATGTACGGATGCAGACCCTTGCGGTTGATCGGCAGCATTTCAGGCGGCGCGGCTATCAGGGGCTTTAGCTTGTTAGCCAATGCCCGGCGCTCTTTAGCGTCTGCTTCCTTCAGCTCATTAATGATCAGCACTTCGCTCTCAAGGTGGTAACCCCACGCGGACGAGATGCTGTCATTGTCAACCAAGCCTCGGTTCTTGAGGCCGGATCCGCAGACCGCCCAGATGAAGGGCGCCCACATCGTATCCTTGCCGCAGCCTTCATCGCCACCGTGCAACACGGCGTGGTTGATCTTGATGGCGGGGTTCTGCACCTTGAACGCCATCATGTCGAGCAGGTGCTGACGTTCCCGCTCGTCGGGGATCAGCAACGCTACATGGTCGAGCCACGGTTGTACGTCGCCTGGCGCGCCCTGTGGTCGCGCATCGCGCCACCTGTTGCCGTAAACGTCACCGTCGCGCGCCACAAGGACGCTCTCGCCGGCGGCGTAGGTAATACCAACCAACACCTTGGCTTCCATCGCCTGACGGTTCTCGTCAAAGCAGACGGACGCTTCAATGCGCCTGCCGTTGTGGATTGACTTACAGGTGATGTGCCGGAACAACGCGTTGAACGTCGATCGTGATATCTCGCGCCGGTCTTGCAGATCAAAGAACGCCTCGTCTTCTTGGATGTATGCGAACCGGCTATACCAGTCCGCTTTCGCAACTCGGCCCAATTCCTTGCGTTCGATCTCGGCGATGATCTCGGCAGCGGCGTCTGGAAATGCCGCAGTTGGCGACAGCTTGGACAGCGCCTCGTTCATCGCCTTGGCAATGAGTTCGTCACGCAGACCATGCTCATGCTTAGGGCCGCCCTCTTCCGCTACCCAGCACAGGAAGCGGCGCGAAGTCCAGTCGCCGCAATGACCGTGGAAACAGGTGTAGGCGCGGTTCAGCGGATGGTAGCGGCCCATTGCGTTACCGTCGCTATGCTCTGCCGCGTTAGGGCAGACGACGCCGAACCACCCCTCGGCATTGCCGTTCTCGATTACCTCGCCTCGGTCATACATCCATTTCAGCACGTCGTCCTGACCGTTATCATCAAGCGTCATCTTGCGGCGCGTGCTTGTGTCAGGGTCGTGCGGCGTCACGCCAAGCGCGTCGCAGATTTCTTTCAGCGTGAACATACGATCAGGCGTATGCTCTACAAGATCCGACGCAAAGTTATCGCGCCCCTCTTTCAGATTAATCGACCCCGGCAGACGGAAGTTACGCACCGGATTAATAGCGCCGGGATCCGTGTAGCCCGCCTCGGCAATGGCGACGATAGCCGCCGAGAACTCGCCCTTTGTTGGTTGCTCGTCCAACTTGAACTTGTAACCCCACTGAAAATTGCCGGACGATGTTTCCATCTTCCACGTCGGCTCAAGCGGCGGCGTCTTGCTCTTCGTGCCGATGTCGTCAAGCACCATGAACGCTACATAATCGCAGTATGCCGCACCTGCGTGAACCTTGCCGTCGGTGAACCTATCAACGACAAACGACGCCGTGTTGGCGTACCATGCGCCCTCGCCTCTGTACTTATCCGGCAGATAAGCGGGCCAGAAATATTTCTGCGACCCGTCTTTGTGCTTCTGCGATGTTGGTTTTTGTTTGACGACCAAGATCGTCTCGCCATCCGGCGCAGCCGTCATTAGATGCTCTAAAAAATTCACTTGCCGTACCTCCCCATAATTTTTACTTCCGCACCTAGTGGCAGACCCCCTGCCCAATTCGGACAGGTCGTCATCACGCGCTTCAGTTCTGAAGCAACATCTTCCGGCCTGTCTGATTCAATTACTATCTCATCGTGGACGTGCAAGACCACATCGTCAAGTTGTCTGAGCG